GTTATAATATAGATGTATACGATATCATATGACGAGTTCCGCTAGATCACTCTATACACACACTTTTATTTATTATTTTCTTTAATTTCAACTTATTATTTTATGATAATGCCTTATCAATTTTTATTTTTGACCATCGCACTTTAATTATACTACCCGCATTTTTGTAGGCTCTATGTTAATGTATTTTTATTATTATGTTTTAAAACTAATTCTAAATTAATTTATATCTCACAACAACTTCGCTAGGGATATTTTATTAATATTTTATTATAAGATTATATATATTTAGAAGTTAGAATCAACTAAAAGCTAGCTATGATTTTTAAAATTGTTCCTCTTGTATGTGCACTCACGTAATCGTGTCACCGCTGCAACGTTATAGGGATGAGCTTATGAAACAGACGTATTCGAAGAAGTTATGTCGTATTTCAGAAAGTCGCTATATGATTCACATTTATGTGATGATGCAATTTTAAAAGGATAAGTTAACCAAGGGAGATTACTATACCATGGGGTTTAAAGAGCAAACTTTAATACTCAACATGGATTATACTTAAGCAAACCGGCCATCAATGTGGACAGAGCAGCCGTTAGTGTTACACAGCTCAGTACCTTCCAATAAAATTCCTTAATGCACACAACTATATGAAGCGATTCATATTCCTTAAACATTACAGAATTCCAAAATAATAACAACATCGTAGTTGATGTATTATTATTCAAAACTAAATCCAAAATTCAATTTATTTAAAAACGTTATCATGGTTAACTTTACATTAAACTTCACCAATATGGTTACCTTTATTTATCATTTCTTTTTATATAAACTTTATCGTTTAAAAATATTTTTACGTCTTAAACGCAAGTCGATTTATAATAGTCATTCCTTAAAAGAAAACACAAAACGTGACAGTAAAAATCGCTCCGAACAGTTTCTACATGCTTTAACACCAGAAGAACTCTTTATGCATCAAAATCGTCATTTACCATCAAAAATTGCTTTGTCTCGTTGGCAAGCAAAATTAAAGCAAAAACGTCAAGCAGCAGCTCAAAAATCCAATTTAGAAGCTATAGAACGGAAGAAAAACAAATTTTTTAAATATCAAAGTCATACGCTTGAAGAAAAATTTGAAAATATCTCTCTTGATGTTCCAACTTTTAATTCAACCGAAATTTTAACACCAAATTTTACCAATGACTCCGAATTTTCTCCAGCTCAAATCTTGGAATCTTGTAAAGGATTACTGGATAAGATGACTAAAAATAAGATTTGGCCTCATTGTTCTATTATTTTACCCAATATTATCATTATGTTCCGTACTTTTTCTACTGATTTTCCATCAGCTGTCCTCGCTTTATATAATATCGTTAATTATTATGCACCTGCCGATGCTTCTCTAGCTGTCGGTATTGTAGTAACTTTAATTCTTATTTTAAAACCAAATAAAAAGAAAGCCAAATCAAAATATGATTCTCATACACAATCAGAACAATCTTTGGCTTTTGATTATTTGCCAAATATAAATTCTTATTCCATGTTACACGCCTTAGGTGGTTTAATTTTAACTTTCTTTTGTTTAATCTTTTTATATCGTGTACCTTCTCGTAGCGATTTTGATTCTGTTTTTAATCGATTTGGTAAAATTTCTCAAAATTTTTCTGGTATTAATTCATTGTATACTAAATGTACAGAACTATCAACAGTTTGTATAGATTGGTATAAAGAACGTTATTTTAATATTATACCCGCTTCTCGGGAATTTACAACTAGATTAACAAATTTACAACAAGCAATTATTGAAGCTTATAAATTAGATAATCAAACTAAGTTATTTTCTGATATTAATCAAGTTACACATGTAGATAATTTAATGCAGGAATCTTTATTATTAATTTCAAATATGCCATCTAGAAATTTAAATGAACAACATAAACCGTATCATGCTCAAGTATTAACATTACATAGAAAAGCACTAGTATCTCCTCAAAGAGGTGCAAAAAGTCGTGTTACACCCGTTGTGGTCCATATGTATGGTAATGCTGGAGTAGGTAAAACAGCTTTATTAAGTCCATTATCAATAGATTTACTTAAACATTTAGATAAAACTTCATTTTTAAAAATGGCTTTAAATTTTGGTCGCCACATATTTTATCGTAAATGTGGAATGAAATTTTGGACCAACTATAACGCATCACAGCATATTATTACAATTATCGATGACGCAAATCAAATCACTCAAAAATTTAACGAAGCTATACCATTCCCAGGTGAAATTATTCATTTGGCAAATTCTGCAGAGTGCCCATTAGAGGTACCTGACGTAGAAAACAAACCATTTGCTTTTTTTAATTCTCGCGTCTTATTGGTAACTGATAATATGAAAGATCCTCCACTTACTGATGTAATAATGGAAGAAGATGCATATAAACGTCGTATTCATTTTGAAGTTAAGGTTACAATTAATCCAAAACATGGTTTTTTATTTACAGGTTCCAAAGAAAGTTATTATAAAATGATTCCTGATGTTAAAACACTAAATTTAGAAAAATACCTTTTTACCGTAACTAGTGCTAATTCTAATATTAAATATGAAGATATTTCATATACAAAATTTTTGTCAATATTAACAAGCGAATTAGATAAAACATCTAACGATCATGCTGCATTCCAAAATCAATTAAGTCTTTATGCCGCCGAACCATCTTTTGTAAATACAGCAGAACTTTTGGATGTTTTTGAAGATACTTTTATACCTAATATTGAAGCACCTGAATTTAAACCAGCCGAAGTTAAACCTAATAGTCATTCTTATATGGATTATGTACAACCTTACTTTATGTCTAAAGTTGTTGATCGTAATCCTTTTTCGTTTTATACAACCTTTTATTTCAATATTTTCTTTACTTTGGCTTCTCCATTTATAATTATTTCATCATTTATATCAGGTCCCTTAATATTTATCCCATATTTAACTTGTTTTTCATGTTCTATTTATATTTCTAATAAATTAACAATTAGTACATGGTACCAATTATTTTTAACACACTATTTAGTTGCATTATCAATATATACAAAATGTTTAGCACGTCTTAATAAGGTCAAATTATTAACACCTAAATTTAACACAAAATTACTCTTATTTTTAGCATTACCACCACTATTATATATGATTTACAAACTTACACAACGGAAAAAGAAAGCGAATGATAATAATATTCCAGCTATACTTCGCAAATTGAAATATTTTTCTAAATTATCAGGATCCGCTCGCTTGCAATTGGCAGCTGATATTTATGATTTGGAAGAAATAGATCAACAACGATTTTTCCGTAGGTTTATCAAAATAACTAATAATACCTTACGTTTGACTGATAATAATATAAATGAAATTGAAAATGCGTATACCTTCGATTCAGAAGCGATATATACACATAACGATCTTAAATCACAACGAAATAATGCAAAACCGAAATTTAATAGCGAGATTTTAACAAAATTCTTCAACAACAATACAAATTCACCGACCACACCAGAAGAGGAGTTTGATATTGATTATTGTCCAAAATGTACAACTAAAGAAGAATATGAAATTTACGTAGATAAATTTGGTTATCCAAAAGCTGATGAATTTCCCAGCACAATGAAATGTTTTAATAAATGTAATAATACTCTTAAAAGCGAAAACATATATACACAACGCGATTCAAAAGCACGTCGAGTAAATCTTAAACCTTCCTTTAAAAGTGAAGGATTAATGTCTTATCTTCGTAATAAATTTGATACTCCAGATAATGCAGAAGATGATTACGATATTGATTATTGTCCAAAATGTACATCGAAGGATGAATATGATATTTATGTCGAAAAATTTGATTATCCTCCAGCACATAATTTTCCATCCAATTTACGCTGTTTCAACAAATGCAAACATACGAACAACATTGTAGCTGATGTATCCGTAAAACCAAATAGTCACTGTTTCTCATCAACTGAAACATTACGTTATCCGACTTGTGATGATATATTGGTAGCAGAACAACCAAGTTTATTACCATTCCAGAGGATAACATTCGATTTACCGCAATCACATTATTTATCCGATCAAAATACGCAAGAAATCATTAATTCAGCAATTCATTCAAATTTATATTCTCTTAAAATAACTTATTCTGATAATGATCATGTTCATAAATGCAATGTATTATTCATTTGTGGTCAATTAGCAATAACAACAGCACATTCTTTTCTTTCTTGTAATAACACATCAATTTTAACTCTTAAAAATGATGATTTAGAATATAGCGTACCATTTAATCAAGTTAAATTATGTCGAGTTAAGCGCGATGGAAAAGATAGGGATATTGTGTATATCACTTTTCCTCGTTCTTATATACCTGTACACAAAAATATTATCCATAAATTTTTACCTTTTAATCAATTAACACAAAATTTTAGATGTCAAGCTGTCTGTACTTCTTACAGATGGAGAAAGGCAGATACAAAAGTAACTTTAGCTATGCATTATACTGATATGCTTTATTATTCACCAAATACAATTAATACAGGTTTACCAGCAACTTTATATGATTTTCACTATCACCGTAGTACAACCAGTTACGGAGATTGTGGAGCTCCGCTTCTTATTTTAAATAATAAAATTCCGCAAAAAATTGTAGGTATTCATGCTGCAGGCTCACAGGATTCAGGCATCGCATTGTTTGTTTCTCGTGAAGAGCTTGAATACGTAGTAAATTTAAATTCATCTCATTGTTTAACCATTCAAAATTTTTCCGAGTCTATCCAATTTAACGCACCATTAGAATATATGTTTAAAAAAAATTTTGCCTTAACCGAATTACAATCTGGTAATTTTACACCTATTGCTAAAATTAAAAATACAATTTTTGCGCCTAAAGAAACTAAAATACAACCTTCATTATTACATAATACAATTATTAAACCAACAACAAAACCAGCTATTTTAAGTAATCAAGGTTTTAATGGTACAATTAAAGTTAACATATTCACAAATAATTTAAGGAAATACTTTGCGGAAACAAAAAATATTTCACCTAATACATTACAGTATATTCATTATCGCTTAGTCCATCGCTTTGGTGGAGCAACTTATAATAAATTATCAATTGAAGAGGCAATCAAAGGTAACGATATTCTCGTACCCCTTGATCGCACAACATCAGCAGGCTTACCCTGGATTTTACAAAATAAACCTCTTAAAGGTAAAGCCACATGGTTAGGTCAGAATGACACATGGGTAATTGATAATGTAGAACTTTTAAATAAAATTAACGAATTTGAAAAATCTGTAAATGAACTTAACGTAATACCACCAATTTTTTTTATCGATCAAACAAAAGATGAACGTCGTCCTATTCATAAAGTCGACCAAGGTAAAACTCGCATGTTTGCCATTGGTCCAATGCATTTTTCAATTTTATTCCGTAAATATTTTTCTTGGTTTGATTCTCACGTTAAAATTAATAGAATTAAGAATGGATCTTTAGTGGGTATTGACCCTAATGCAACTGAATGGACGAGGGTTTATCACCATATGACACGTATCAACGATCCATCAAAGAATTGTTATCTTGCAGGAGATTACAGTAATTTTGATGGTTCGTTGAATCGTTCCGTATTGTGGGAGATCTTTTCCAGCATTTTAGAAATTGGTAACATTAATGAACAACACCAAGATTATAAAATAATGGTTGCATTATGGACCTGCCTAACAGATTCGTTACACATACATAAACAACATATTTATCAATTAAACCATTCTCAACCTTCTGGGAATCCTTTTACAACTATGATTAACACTTTATATAATTTAGGTATTTTAGATTTTGTTCTTTTTAAAATTTTACATGATAAAAATAAATTAGTTGAAAATTATGATGATCACGTAGCAATATATGCATACGGTGATGATAATCTCATGATTTTTTCTGATTACTTCATCGAACATATCGATCCTCAATTGATAACAAAAACACTAAACGAAATGGGACATACCTATACAACAGATTTAAAAGACGATTCATTACAAGCATATCGTTCTATTTCTGAAGTATCAATATTAAAACGTAAGTTTGATTTTGACCCTAATTTATTTTATTGTTTTGCTCCTTTAGAGCTTGAAGTAATCCTAGAAATGATCAATTGGGATAAGGAAACTAACCACTCATTAAAATTAAGTCAATTATTTAGTAACGGAGATGTGATACAACGCGAACTTCTTCACCATCCGGAATATATATACACCGATAAATGGACCAATCTTATTTTACCAGCACTAATTAATATGGGATTTGAAAATAAACGTTCTTTTCCATATCACATATTGCGACAACTTCATATATCTTCAAAGATAGATGATTAAAAAGGAGACACTATTTAGTGTGAACTGATCCTTTAAATACCAAGTTCAACAAAACATTCTATTCGATTTGTACACCTTATAGTCTTATTAAAGTACCGCACAACAAACAACAACAACAACCATACCACCACCAACAACCGAAATTAACCCAACACCGCAAGCATCCAAAATTGACGATTCTCAAATTTATCAGCAACAAACTTTAACAATCCAAGATCTTTCACCTACCGATACTACAACAATACAAAATGCGACCCCATTAGTCCAAAATATTGTTGATGTTGGTGTGGAAAATCGAGAACATTCAATTAAAGATTTTTTATCTAGGCCACGTGTAGTTGCACACGGAAATATACCAGCCGGGGGTGCATCAAATGATACTATATTAAATTTACATTTTCCTGATGATCTTCTAGAACTAGAAGCTATTCGTGAAAAAACAAAAGGCTTTTTATATTTACGAGCCGACATTATTGTTAATATTATTTTTACAGTTGCACCAACAACTTCTGGTTCCTTCCGAACAGTTATATCACCTGATGTATCATTAGATTTTTTTAACGAACGTACACGTAACAATATAGTTTCATCTCAATTTCCAAATCATATTATAAACATAGCATCTATTCCAAATTTAATTCATAAAATTCCTTGGATTTCTCCTGTCACTCATCGTAATTTGATGAATGATGTGGGAAATAATGGAAGATATTCCTTATTTAGATTAACACCAACTAGTGCTCCTGTATCATATATTGTTTACGCATCGTTTGATACGGCAGCAGCCAATTTTAGTTTAACACAAGCAACACCAGCTGTACCTTTATTTACACCAATAACGGTTACTAAGGAAGAAAAATCGTTTTTACAATCATTTAATAAATTATCAATTGAACAACAACAACAATTTAAAAATAACTTAAAATCGCATACTTTAACTGAAAGAATAACATCAACATTTAAAGGAATGCCAATAATCTCTAGTTTTAATTTTAATTCTATTCCTATTTCTAATTTAGCTAATAAATTAGCTGCCGCTTATGGATATTCAAAACCTAACCTTAACCAAACAGTAGAATCTAAAAATTTACGTCCTATACATAATAATATAAATTGTGATGGTGATCAAACTTCACATACATTTGCAATTCAAAAACAAAATAAAGTTAAAGTAGCTCCAGGTTCATTTGGTTCAGATACAGATGAATTAATGTTTTCTCGTTTATACCGTCATCCAAATTTAATAGATACCTTTTCAATTACAAATGCCCAAACTTATCAACATGTCGTTTTTTCATGCCCTGTTGATGGTTTCTTTTCAATTCCAATTCCCTCTTTTGCTTCAGGTCTTGCCGGTGATATCACTTTGACTCACCAAGCTTATTTAATGTTTTTGTTTAAACATTGGTTGGCTTCTGTCGTTTTTAATATTCATATTTTTGCCACTCAATTTCATTCTCTTAAATTACGTTTTGTAGTTGCTCCTGGACACCATTCAAATTCTATCGCGGGTTTGTCGATCGATGATTCAAATTCTACGGTTGTTAATTTTGGTTTAAATGACTTTCACCAAGTCAAATTCCCCGAAATTACTAATCGTCAATTTTTGACTAATCGTTTTTGGCAATCTGCAATACCACCATTTGGAGTCCAACCAGCGAATGCAGAAAGTTCTCTGGGTCGTTTCTTTATTTTAATCGAAGTTCCTTTATTATTAGCAAATGATGTAGTTGCACCTACTGTTCATGGTATTGTCGAAGCTTATTTTGATGATGCCCGTTTTATGTTACCTTTAGATTTTCCTATAGCACCTAGTCTACCAGCAGTAGCTGGATTTAAACAACCATCTAATCAAATAGTTTTAAAAAATCGTCCTAATAGTCACAGTCTAATAGAATCTGTTTACACAAGTTCACCTTGTCCGGATTCAACACGTAATAAAACCGTATCAACAAATTTAGATACACCAGCGCATAATTTAACAGCATACGAACAAAGCGCAGGTGAAGCAATAATTTCTTTACGGCAATTTGCTACACAATTTACAGCACCACTTGCTGTTGATGGCGGTGAATCATTTAATGAAGTATCAATTTATGATCCTTTTCGCTCTCGATTTATTCGTGAAGGAGTCGCACCAACGGCTACTGGAGTGGATAAACTGGATTATATATTGTGCCCATTTGCCTTTTCTAAAGGTTCTCGTCATGTAAGAGTTTATATGCGAGAAGGTGCATTACCTAGCAAATATTTAACATCATCATTATTAGTCAATACGTATATACCTTTAAGGTCAGTCAATACAACAATAATACCACCTTCTTCACAAGTCAATATGGTGCGATGTTTACCGATCGTAACAGCACTCGAAGGTGTTGCCGATTACCATATACCATATTATCAAGTTTACCATATGTTACGGAATGGTCCTGTAAATGATTTTCCTATGGAAGATCGTTTGCATGGAAAACCCGTAAATTTAGCCATACGAACTGGCTCACGTGGTGTGTTTTCATTCTCCAGAGCCGCAGGGGATGATTTAGCAGCAGGTTATTTATGCGGTTTACCAACTTTCCAGTTTTCAGCTGGAGCCGATGCGCTTTTTGCGCCCAACTTACCATAGTAATAACAACATCGTAGTTGATGTATTATTACAACACCTAAATTCACAGTGGATTTATATCTCTAAATATAAATTATCTGTTCTTTAATAAATTAATTATTTTATTTTATCTTAATCAAATAAATTCTTAACATATATTTTACCGAACTCCCACTGGGAGATGTAGGTTTTCCAAAATTTTCAAATTTTATTCCAAATTATGTTTTTGCCGATCTTTAATTATTAAAGTCACTATAAATTCTCAATGACAGCATTCTGTAA